CGTGAGGACGCCGTCGTCGTCCTGCGCACCCGCGACCGGCTCACATTCCGCGAGATCGCGGCCGCCCTCGAATGCGACGTGAAGAACGTCTATGAGGCGTGGAAGCGTGGCCGGGCCCGCCAGCACAAGGAAGCCGCCGAGGCGTTCGGCGCGTACGTCGGCGAGCAGCTGGCCACCTGCCAGACCGTCATCGACGGCCTGATGCCCGTAGTCCTCCGCGGTGACGCCAACTCGGCGAAGGCTGGTGAGGCGATCGTCCGCGCGATGGACCACGAGGCCAAGCTGTTGGGCCTGTACGCCCCCGTCCGCGCGTCCGTCACCGTCACCGACGAGATGACCGAGCGGGTCAAGGCCCTCGCCGCCGAGCTGGCCGAGCTGTGACCGCCACGGACCTGGACGCGCGCCTGTCCGCCCTGTCGCCGCCCGAACTGGAGCTCCTCGAGCAGGAGCTGAGGGCGCGGCTGTGGCAGAAACGCTGGGACCGGTGGACCCCGTACCCGTGGCAGGTTGCCCCGGCCGAGATCCCCACCATGGGCTGGTGGCTCCAACTCGGCGGCCGCGGCACCGGGAAAACTGACGGCTGCGCCCGCTACATGGTCGAGCACGTCAACGGCCCCGCCTGCGACCCGCGGCTACGCGGCGGGCACCGCATGGCGATCGTCGCCCCAACGCAGGGCGACGCCGTAGAGGCCTGCGTCAACGGCCCTTCCGGGCTGCGCGCACATGACCCGCGCGTCGTACTGCGCACCACGACGGGCGGCACGTTCGCCAAGTGGCCGTCCGGCGCCGAGGCCAAACTCTTCGGCGCCCACTCGCCGGACGACATCGAGCGTCTCCGCGCCGGTGGCAACAGATGCCTCGTGTGGATGGAGGAGGCCGCGGCGCAGCGCCGGTTGAAGGACGCGATCACCCACTCCGAGATGGGCCTCCGCATCGGCCCGAACCCCCACTACATCGCGTCCACCACACCCAAACCGCGCACCGAGATCATCGAACTGACACAGCGCGCGGACGTCATCATGACCAAGGGCCGCACCCGCGACGCCATCCACCTGCCGCAGGACATGCGCAACTTCCTCGTCCAGAAGTACGCCGGCACCCGGCTGGAGAAGCAGGAACTCGACGGCGACCTCCTGACCGACATCGAAGGCGCCCTGTGGAACCGGGCCCGGCTGGACGCCACCCGCGTCGGCGCCGCCCCGCCCATGACGCGGATCGTCATCGCGATCGACCCGGCCGCGAAGGGCGGCGACGAGTCGGACGAGATGGGCATCATCGTCGCCGGCCTCGGCCAGTCGTACATCCCCGACCGGAACGGGTTCGCCCGCCGCCATGGCTACGTCCTCGACGACCTGTCGGGGCGCATGTCGCCGGAGGAGTGCATGCGCAAGGCAGCGCAGGCGTTCCACGCGTGGAAGGCGGACGCGGTCATTGCCGAGGTGAACAACGGCGGTGACTGGATCGGGACGACGCTGCGGCAGATCGACCGCACGGTCAACTACCGCACCGTGACCGCCACCCGCGGTAAGGCCACCCGCGCGGAGCCTGTGGCCGCCGTGTTCGACCAGCTCGCCGCGCACATCGTCACCAGCCTGCCCGAGCTCGAGGAGCAGCTCGTGACGTGGGTGCCCGGCGACGACTCCCCCGACCGGCTCGACGCCATGGTGTGGGCCCTCACTGATCTCATGCTCGCCCCTGCGGGCAACATGGCCGGATAGGAGACGACGCAGATGGGACGCCTTGCCGACGCATGGGCAGGACTGACGAAACGGTCCGCGCTCGACAGCGTGCGCGAACAGCGGCCGGTGACCTTCGCCTCCGCCGACTACGCCCGCAGCCTCACTCTCGACCTGGACGCCGAGTCCCGCGGCTGGACACATTCCGCCGTGGCGTACCGGTGCGTGGCGCAGATCGCGGACAACGGATCGTCGGTGAACCTGGAGATCACCCGCCCCGACGGGTCGGTGATCGACGGGCACCCGATCGCGCACCTGTTCAACAAGCGGCCGAACCCGCAAATGTCGTCGGCTCGTTCGCTGAAGTCGGTCATCCTTCAGCAGCTGAAGCTCTCCGGCAAAAGCTTCGCGTTCTGCTACCGCGGGGAGTCGCTCGATCCGGCCGCCGACGTGCAGGCCGTCTACCCGGTCTACGACGACGTGCAGGTGTTCGTGGCCCGCCGGACGGACGACGACGCGCGTCCGCCGGACGTCATCGGGTTCGTCATCAACCGGGCCGACGGCGTCCGGGTGCCGGTCCTGCCGGACGAGATGCTCTGGTTCAAGTACCCGCACCCGTTCGACCCGCTGCTGTCCATCGCCCCGTGGAAAGCGGCGCGGCACGCCGTGGATGTGGATGCTTTCGCCCGTGAGTGGCAGCGCTCCAGCCTGGAGAACGGGGCGCAGCCCGGCGGTGTGGTTTACCTCGGCGAGATGGAGCCGGAGGCGTTCGCCAAGGCCAAGGCCAGCTTCCGCAGCACGGTGGAGGGCCCGGCGAACGCACGCCGGCACCTTCTTGTCGCGTCGCCGCCCGGTTCGTCCGGGAAGCCGATCGAGTACGCGCGCCTGGGCCTGACCGCCGAGGAGGTGTCGTACCTGGAGACCCGCGTGCAGTCGGCCGAGGAGGTGATGTTGGCGTTCGGTGTGCCGCGTGACCTGCTCATGGGCGGTGCGACGTACGAGAACCGGGCCGCATCCAAGACCGCACTCTGGTCGGACACGATCGTCCCGGACCTGGAGATCATCGCCTCTGAGATCGACCGTGTCCTCCTGCCGTCCGACGGCGAGAACGCCGGCTTCGACCTGTCCGGTGTTGAGGCCCTGCAAGAGGCGCAGGACTCCGTGGCGCAGCGGCTGCGGTCCCTGGTGTACGCCGACATTGCGATGATCGACGAGGCGCGCGCCGCTGTCGGCTGGGACCCGCTCCCGGGCGGCATCGGCGAGCAGACCCTCACCCCGTACCGGTCGCAGTGGGCACCGGTACCGGGCGCACCGTCCGACGACGAGGAGCGGTCGTGGCTCGCCGACTTCTCCCGCATCCCCGCCCCGCAACCGGACGTGGCCACCCTGGTGCGGCAGGCCGTCGCCGAGGCCGTGCCCGCCGTCGTCGCCGCATTGACGCAGGCAGACGCCCGCACGACGCCCCGTCGTCTGGAGCTGACGCGCGCCGACGACGCCCCGTCGTCACCGTCGGTGGACGAGATCAACCAGACGTACGACGAGCTGGAGGCCGTCGGCCGGCGCGCCGTGCAGGCCCTCGCGAAGGAACAACGCGAGCGGGTGCTCCGCGACTTCGACCGGCTGATGAACAAGCCCGAACGATCCGCGGCGTGGCTCGGTGAGGTGCGGGACCAGTCGGCCGCCCTCGCCCGCGAGCAGCTGCTCACCCTCGCCCCGCCCGACCTCGACGTCGTCCCCGCCGCCCGCGCCACAGGCATGGACATCGCTTCGGGCCCCGACGGCTGGGAGCAGCGCATCCGGCTGCGGGAAATCTTCGACGGCGGGTACTGGCGCCGCCAGACCGCGCGCCTGATGCGCCCGTTCGTCGAGCGGGCATGGCGCCGCGGCGGCGTGTCCATCACCCCCTCGTTCGACCTCGACGAGCCGGACGTGTCCCGCGCCCTCCGGCAGCGGGTCGACGAGCTGGCCGGGCAGGTGACCGCGACAACCGAACAGGTGCTCCGCTCGCAGCTGCTGGCCCACGGCGTCGCAGAGGGCGAGTCCGTGCCGGAGCTACGCGCCCGGATCCAGCGCGTGTTCGCCGAGCTGGGCGACTACCGGGCCACGATGATCGCCCGCACTGAGACCGTCGGCGGGTACAGCGCCGCCAGTCACATGGCCGCCGCCGAGGCCGGAGCCGTCCGCAAGACATGGCTGTCGACGGACGACACCCGCACCCGGCGCACCCACCGCGCCGCGCAGGGCCACTCAGTGCCCATGGATCAGCGGTTCGCCCTCACCGAGTCACGCTGGCCGGCAGACGCCACGGCCCCCGCCAACCAGTCCATTCAGTGCCGGTGCGCGTTGACCTATGAGTTCGACCCTGTTCCCGACGACGAGGAGTCGTGACCGTGCCCACCCTCATGAACGGCGAAATGCCGTGCGTCCTCCAGGCCGCCGAGGAGGAGCAGTACACCGGCGCCTACCAGCCCACGGGCGTGCCGCTGCACGAGGTGCGCCGTGGCCCGTACGACGGCACCCGCGCCGCAGTGCTCCTCACCAACGGCGAACCCCCGCAGGCGCTGTCCTTCAAGGACGGCAGGTTCGTGTACGTCCTTGCCACCGTCATCGACGGCACCGCCACGTACCGGTACGCCCCCAAGCTCTCCCCGCTGCACCGCCAGTTGATGGACAGCGTCGCCGAGGCCTACGCCGAGCACGCGCTCACGAAGGGAACCCCGTGATGGAGATCGAGTTCCGCGTCT